CTCAAGTTTTTCTATGTCTTTTTCGTATTTTGCTTGGAGTTTTTCAACATCTTGTGAGCGGCGGTCAAACATCTTACGAACCCTGTCCTCGGGTGTCGCCATTTCGTTCTTCACATAGTTTTTGTATGTGTTTTCCACCCAATTGTTCAACGCAACATCTGCATTGTGACCTTCCATGTACCGATCAACAACAGGTCTGTTGTGCCTTGATGCAAAGTCAGCAAGCTGTTCATCACTCATCACCGCTTTTTTAAGGTTAACCACTGATCCTTGCAGATTTTTTTCAATCCAATTGCCACCTTTAGGCTTTATCACATTGACTGGTGAGCCAGCCATGGCAAAGTCCTGTGCGGCACGGCGCAAAATGCTTGGTGCGTTAGCGGCTGTGCGCAAAACAGCAGGCGATGCGAACAGACTGCCAAGGTTCTCAGCACCACGCGATGCTGGCGCTTCATTGCGCAGGGGTAAACGCTGTTGAAAATACTCAGTGTTAGGCAGGGTAGGCTCATTGCTGACATTAGGGATGACCATGCGGGCTAAGCCCTCGATGTCACCAGCCATACCAAGCGTGCCAGCTACTCGACCACGCAAGAAGTCCAGAGGCATGTTCTTTGCCGCTTCAGGGTCTTGCCTTGTACGGTTGCGTCTTAGATGTGGGAATACCCCAAACGATGCTCTGTCTTGTTCAGCCATGGCAGTTGCACTCCTTGTATTGTGTAAGTCCACCCTTGTTCATGCGCTGTTGGGGTGGCATAAGTGCCATAGGCATCTCGTAGTAATCGTCTTCGTTGTAGTCTGGGACATAGTAGTTCATGGCTAAGTCTTGCAGAGTTACTGCACCACCGCGCTTCATGCCTTCAGGTGGGATGTCAAGCCTGCCCCTGCCTTCTTTAAAGCCCTCAACCCAATTCCTTAAGGCTTCGTCTTCTGGCACACCTGCGTCGATGTGCCGCTGTCTGGCTACTTCCCATGGCGTATCCATGACACCCATGCGACCATACTTCTTAGCCGCTTCGGTCAGCTCTGACTCTGTGAAATATCTGCCATCAACATTGATTAGCCCTGTGTTCTGCAAGTCCCGTACATCTGACCAATTACCGCTCTTTACAAAGTCTTGAGTATATGGGTCGTACTTATCAACTGGTCGTGCATTACCTTTGCCTTTAATTTGGTTAATAAACAGTCCATTTTTTTCAATAGCAATCTCTTCAGCACGCTTCCATGCCAATCCATTTGCTTTTGTTGGATCGCTTATATCCATCCCAAGTTCATTCATTTGTTTGAGGACTTGCTCATGGGCTTCATCAAAATAAGGCTCAATCTGTTCGTATCGAGGAGTTTTGGTTCCTACCTCAATGGTGACATGTGGCTCACCCCTTTTGTCAACCAGTGAGTAAACTTTGGCATAACCACTCTTGATGGCCTCCCATCCTCCAAGTCCATAAGAGGAGTAACCTTCACCGCCAGAACCCTCAACCCAGTCAGGGTGACCTTTGGGTGGTTCATAGCCACGAGCGGAGTGACCCATCGCATCTGACTCAGCGGCAAAGTCGCTAGGTCGATTAAGTTGTACCCACTTTAAACCTTCGTCTGGATACTCTTTGTAGACAGGCAAGTTAGCACGAGAAGATGCACGCTCAGCATTCATCTTTTTTGCAAGCTCAAGATCATAGTCAGCCGTTCTGCGCACTGCCTGCTCAATGCTCAAAGTGTTGAGCTTCTCAGGGCGAAGGCGACCAGTCGCTAAGTCTTCTTTGATCACATCAACAATATGGTCAAAGTTCAAACCGCTAATTTCACCAGAGTAAACACTAGACTTTGGATCAACCTTTGCCAGCCATGGGTTTGTTTGGCTTGCTTGTTCAAGGAATTGTTGGTTGCTCGGAAGTGGGCCAACACTGTTAAAAAGTTTCCGACCTTTTGCGCCTTCACCAACTACATCTGCTTTTTCAGTGATAAGTGTGTTTTCTAAATATTTGTTCAAAACACTTTCATCAACACCAGCGGTTATAAACTTGTCCCGAAGTTTTTGATCTACCTTAGCTTCAAAGTCTGCAAGTTTTGCATATGCTTCACTGCGCTTTTGCATTTGCGCTGGGTACTCTTGGATGTCACGAGCTTTGGTCGGATAGATAGATTCGTCAGCCATTTGCTCCCACATTTGTGAAGACTTAGTCTTTCCAATCTCTTCTTCTGGGAAACCCTCTAGCTTGCGTGTCCTAGCCAATTCTTCTGGTGTCCACATGGTGTCTGGGTTTTGCAGATCAGGTGGCAAGTGTGACTTGTGTTGTAAGGCTAACGCTTTCTCTGCCTCAGCATCAGCCAACATCTGATCAGCTTGGCGAGTCATGTTGGCCTTGCGGCGTGCGTCAGGCTCTGCCTTTGCCCTGCTTGCCATGCGTTGTGCACGCTCTTGGTCTTTCTCAAACTTACCTAGAATCTCAGTTTCACGCTTCTCAATCAACAAGCGGATGGGGTCGTCAACCGTGCCCATCTCATTCTTGATGTAGTTCTTTAAATTACTGTCAACCCACTTATCAGTCGCAATTCGATTTTTAATTTCTATTTCATCAGTAGCGTACATGGGCAAATCGCCATGTTCCGCTCTTAATTTTTGTATGTCTGCAAGAGCTTCAACAGGGTCGTAAGGACTTTTCATCCTACCCATTCTTGGGTCAAGAACCCAATTACCACCTGTTCTTTTAATCACATTGACAGGCGCAATTGACCTAGCAAAGTCCGTCCCTGCCTTCTTGAGAATCTGAGGGGACTCAGCCAGTACGCGAAGGGGTGAGCCAGCACCGTAGTAAAAGCCACCAGCAAGTTGACCAGCGCCAGCAAATGCCTTCTCGACAGGGGACTCGCCACGGAAAGGGATTTTCTTCTCGATCTCTTCGGAGGTCGGAAAGAAGGTTTTGGTTTTCTTCTCGCCTGTGACCAACTCGCTCATCTTGGGGGCGCGGAGGTAGTCGTAGGGCATGTAGGCGAGGGACTCCAGATCGCCCGGTGCGCCTGCCACCCCAGACACAAACCCCCTCAACGCCGCCAACGGTGCGTTCTTCGCCGCCTCTGGGTCTTGAACCGTGCGGTTCCTCTTCAAATGCGGAAAGAATCCAAAGCTGGCGCGTTCATTCTCAGCCATACATCACCACTTAACTTTGTCAGCCCAATACGCCGCAGACTCTTTGCCCTTAGCGATGTTCTTGCCATGCCTAGCCTTAAAGCTATCACGCTTGGCAGTCGTTGCACTAGACTCTCCTGCCTTTGGCTTGCCTGCTGTCTTCGCGCCCTGCTCCCCAAAGCGGATGACCTTCTCTTTGCCATCAAAGCAAGCCTTCACGATGTGTGACTTCTTTGGGTGGTCAGGCGTGCGCTTGGGACTGTTGCAGTCCATCTCAGACTTTTTCATTTCTTCTTAGCCGCCCTGATGTTGTCCACCATGTTAGGGTAAGGTCTGCCTGCGCTCTCAGCCATTCTCTTAGCTGATGCGACTTTGGCAGGTGACATGGTCTTGCTCTCACCTAATGCTTTAGGTCGTGCTTTATCCCAAATAGGTTTCTTACTAGCCATTGCGGTGCTCCTTGATGAAAGTATCCAACTTGTTGTCCAGTCGGTCAAGCCTGTCTAGAACTCGATTGATGTCTAAGTGCAGGTCTGACTTGGTCACATACTCTTTGGCAACCTCTTCCCTTGTGCGGTTGATCAGGATCGTCACCCTCGACAACTCGTCTTTGGTTGCCGCAAGCTCTGCGTCCTTAGACTTTACTGCCCAGCCTAACAGTGCCAGTAGGACTGTCATGACTGCGTTCCAAGCAAATAGCTCCATGTGCGCTCCATCAAGCGGCGTAGGGATTCACGCGCTCTCGTTGTTTCAGTTTCGGCTCATCATGATCCTTAGCCTGCGGTAGCTCAAACCATCCATCATTCTTGAGGTAAATGATCGCCTGCGTGAATGTGTCGACATAGTCGTCATGCTCAGCAACAGGGAACTTCTCAAGCTGTTTCATGAAAGGTTGCGCCCAACTCACAGGGTGACCACGATTCTTGCGCGACTCTGGAATCCACAAAATACCAAGCTCTAGTGTCGGAGCGGCTTGGTGCGCACGGGATACCTTGTCAGCGTTTGAGGGATTATAGCCAATGGCTGGTACTTTAGCCAAGCGCAAATCTTGCAATAAAGACTGTCCACTTGCCTTAGCCTCGACAATGATCCTGTCAGGTTTCCTTGACCTAGCGTAAGGGTTGTCCTTGGTTTTGCCACCATCGCCGTACTCAGTACCCCAGTCCTTGATGACTCGCGCCCGTAGGTCAGGGTAGCTCAGGTGCTCATCCCATGCGTCGACGAGCATCACATTGCGCACGCCCTTTTGGGTGAAAACTGCATAAACCGTGCACGCTGTGGGGTCGCCTGTGGTCTTCTCTGTAAATGCGGTGTCATAGCTTTGCAGGATGTACTCGAACTGTGGGAGTCCTGAGTCAGCAGGCCACAACTGGAAGTTCTTAGTCTTCAGGATACCACCCTCGATAGGGCTTGGGTTCTGCTGTAGCTGTCCACTGGTTCCGTAGACACCTAGCAGTTGCTTGAGCTTGGTTACCTCAGCCTCACCAAAGCGGTCAGGGCAGATCAACTCGCCCATCTTGGTTCTAGGGTCGTAGTTGCCGAGCACCGTCTTGCGCTTGATCCCATCCCACTCAGCAGGGATACAGATGTGCTCCCATCCCTTGATGTCTTCAATGATGTGACCAGAGATGTCCCTCTCGTGCAAGCGTTGCATGATGGTCACCATGGCATCTGACTTAGGGTTGTTCAGTCGTGTAGACCAGACCATGTCAAACCACTCGAGGGCTGACTCTCGCATTGCATCAGACTGCGCGTCCTGAGCACCATGGGGGTCGTCAAGGATCAGGCGTGAGCCACCCTCACCAGTAGCTGTACCACCAACAGAAGTAGCTAAGCGGTAGCCAGTCTTGTCGTTCTCAAACCTTTGCTTGGCGTTCTGGTCACCAGCAAGCTCAAACATGTGTCCCCACCGCTCCTGATACCAAGGGGACTGGATCAGGCGACGAGCCTTCAAGTTGTCCCTGATTGACAGGTTGCCTGAGTAGCTGGCGCAAAGAAACTTCTGCTGTGGCGTGGTGAGCCACTCCCACATGGGCCACATCACCGAGACAATGGTCGACTTAGAGTGCCGAGGGGGAATGTTGATCAGAAGGCGCGTGATCTCGCCAGCGCTAACGGCTTCGAGGTGTTCGCAGATTTGTTCGATGTGCCAGCTTGGGACAAAGGGGATACCGGGCTCCACCACATGCCAACTCTGCTTCACAAACTCATACAGACTCGCTGACGCTTTTCTCCTGAGCTTCTCCTTGGTGACCAACTCCAGCATCACCGCTGGTGACATGGGAGCGTTCACTTATTCGCCCCTGTTCCTTATCGCTGACTCTAGTAGCTGTGCAACCTCGATTGAGCTTCTAACCCTCTCTTGGTTGACTCCCTCCATCTTGCCCATAGCCTGCCATTGCGTGGCTAGTTCTAAGCACAGCACCGCACAGGCATTCCGCTCCATCTTTGCACCCTTCTCAGCACTGCTCTCTAGAGCGTCTGACATGAGGGGCGCAACCTTTGTCATGGCATCCTTGATGCAAACCATAGCGTAGCTGTACATCTGCTCCGTTGTGTATCCAGCACCATCAGGCTCTGGCATTGGTGGTAGTTGATCTGGAGTCATTCTTCGGTCACCGTCTTCTGTAGGAGTTGTTGCATCTGCTCGAGTTCTTGGTCGTTTAGACCTTTAAGGTTGACCGCCGCAATTGTGATCGGAGCGCCATCAATCCCTGAGTGCTCGAGCTTCTGAGTCTCAGCCCAGCGCATTTGGCTCTTTGTCCACCAGATCATTGCAGTCGTGTCACCATCTAACGCCTTGTCAAAGAGCGCCCCACCAATCTTGGAGTTAGCGTTTGCCTTTCCACCAAGTAGTTCTTTTTGGAAGTGCGTTCTGAGCGTATCGATGTGTATCCCAGTCCTCACTAGGATCGCTATCTGGTCTTGCGGAAGACCTCTCCCTGATAGGGTAGCCACTAGCTGTCGTTCAGCGACTGTAGGCACGAATTGAGGTCTTCCTGAGCCTTCTCTAGCCCCACCCCTCTTCGGTTTCTTTTCTTGATTCGGTTTTCCTAATTCAGTAGTCATAAAGTTATCCTTTTGGTATGGGTACATCTGGAGGCCATCTACCCGAGTCCACAAGCGATGAGACAGTCTTATCGTGTGCGGTCTGCCACATTTCTTGGCGTTCCTGTCTCGATAGTTTAGCACCCTGATCAATTTCGTGGTGGCACATTTGACACAGTGCCGCGACTAAGTTGTCGTCAGCTTTTACGCCCCTGCCTTTGTGCCCACCCCAATTTGTGTGAGCGGCTTGGCAACCACCCCCTCTTCCGCACAGTTGGCAGTCGAGTTCACTTACTAGCTGGAGTAGCTTTTTGCTTCTTATGTACTGGTGCTTTTGGAACAATGATTGTCTCCAGTGTGGAAAACCTGTGCATATTTGCGCATTCGATTCTCCTGCGTTTTGTGTTGTTGTTTAGGGTTCTGGTGTCTTTGACGATAGTCCATGTTCCACATTCTGGGCACTTCATTCGTGGGCTTTCACTTGCATGCGCTCGTTAGCTTGTCTCGTTCGCCATATTTCGATGTCCAAGCGGTCAGCCTCGATTTGCCATTTAAGGGTGATTTCGTTCTCGGTCGCAACAGCCAATCCCTTTAGGAGTTCCTTGTACTGTGGGTCAGCGTAGGCTTCTCTTTCCTGAGCGTTTGCCGCCTCTATCCCCATAGCCAGCGCATCTTTCATGAGCAATGCTTTGAGAGACTTGCGGAACTCCTCGAGGTATACCCTTTGACCATAAGCCGCGCCATAGAGGGGTGACTTCTGCCTGATCGATTCTGCTTTGTCTTCTGGATTCATTTGCGATCTCTCTTGTGCCAACATGCCTGACATATCCACCTGCGTGGGGTCATCTCTACGCCGCCTTCTGGTGGGCGCTTCTCTTCACACTTTGCGCACAATCTGAGCTTGTGCAGTGGTTGTTTGTCCGTCATGCTTAAGTCTTCATTTTCCTAATAATTACAGTAAAACTATCTAAAGTATCTTTTCCAAACACAGTCATTTTTTCTATTTCTTTTGCGACTTCTTCGATGGTTTCGTTGCGGATATTGCGTTTAGCATCTACTTGCGCTTCAACCATTTGCCTTTTGCGCCAGCCCATGGCTTTTTCCCAAATGTTTAGTTCAGACATTGTTTTTCTCCTTGACCATCATTCGTGCAATTTGTTTTGCAAAGTCAATACGTTGATTAAAATCGTCACTCAATTTGACATTCAAAAGCAACCCTTGCTCGTTCTTTAAATTGGCTATGGCAATCAACAAGGCTTCAGCAAAACCAGCTTCTGTCGTTTTATCAAGTCCATCAATAAGACCTTGAACAAAATCATTCATATGTTTTTCTCCCTGATGGCGGTTTCTATTCTGCGTAGACCTTCTAAGATCAATGTTTTGGCTCTTACAAAATCATCAGTTTTAAGCTCTTCGTTGCTCCAACCGTAAGCGGTGAGTATTTCTTTGTCAGTCAAGTTAACCCAACCTTGCTTGTAATGGTAGGGTTGTCCCTTCATGGCGTTTTCACGCTCTATGCGGTCAAACTCATCATCTTCATCAGATTGGATCATGTGTTGCGCTCCCTTAATTTTTTCTCTGCAAAATCTACAGCCAATTCCCAAACCTGTGCTTCAGCGGTGTTGAACAACAACCCATTTCCAAGCACACGCTTACCACTTCTTTCTTCTTCCGTCAGCCCCTGCCAAGGGCGCACATACTCTTGAATGTCGTCGTCGTCGTTCATGCTCTCTCCTGAATGTCATAAAACCAATCATCCCCTGCTGACCACTTGCGGCTTCCGTCCACCGTCCACAAGGACTTAGCCGCTTGGAAGTCAGGCTTCTTTGTCTCCGCTGGGATCAGGCTCTGGTCGTACCACAGACAGCGGTTATTTGGCTGGCAGGCAAACTGTCCATTGTCCAGCGCAATCCAGTTAAAGCTCTTGTGCTCCTCAGCCTGCTCAGTGAACCCTGTGTCCACATCCATGCCATCAGCGCAGAAGTCCACAGTGAACATGTACTTGCCAAAGTGCCACTCTTTGTCTTTGCCTAAGAACTTAACGCCAAGGTTGCGCAAGCCAATCTTCTCAATGATTGTGAAGCGGTATCCCATGCAATCCCACAACTGCAAGGTGTCGATGGGCAAGTCACCATGCTCTGCTTGCCACACATAGGCGTGTATAGGTAGCTTGTCATACAAAGCGCCATAAGCAGGCAGTAGGCTCTCGATGCGGAACACCTGACCTCTGAGGGCTTTGAGGCTTACCCAGACCGCAGGCTCAAGCTCCCCATGCCCTTTTTGGAAGTTGTACAGGAACTCTTTGCGGACAAAGCACTTGATGGGTGGTAGCGATGCAACGATGTAGCTCATTCGACATCCCATTCGTCTTGAGGCCACACTAGCACTGGAGTGTCTTCACCTAAATATCCACTCTCAATATTAAATTCAATATGTTCACGAGCCTCATCAGAACTCATGCCATCGCGCATCAAAATCTCTCTGATTTTTTCAGCGTCATATACCAACACGTTAACTTGGCTAAGGTCACGCCAAACTAAAGCAGGGCCAATAATTGCATCGTCATAACCATCGTACTTAATCATTGCCTGATCTCCCTTGATTTGAGTAAATTTTGTAGCGCCTCTGACTCGTCATCTTTTAGTTCAACAGCTCCATCCATCAGGGTTCCGTTGTTTGCCATGTTTTGAATTTCAGCGATGAAGTCCGCAAGCTCCTCCTGCGTGCCATCAAAGTCGTCAAAGCAACCCTCAGCAAATATCAACTTGAGTTTGTCTGTCATAGGTAACCCCCCATCTCAAACCAAATGATCGTAAAGGTGGCGACCACCATCAATGCGGCAATTGTCAAAAAGGCTAGTACAGCCTCTGTTACTTCTCTAAACATTTTAAAACTCCAATCATGCGTAATGCGGCTTCTGGGCTGTCAATGCGGCAGACAGTACCTCCAGTCCAATTCTTAAAAAAATCATCCTGTAGCTTTGTTAATTTCTTTTTAGATGTGGTTTTGACCTCAACCAAGAATGTGTGGTTCTTGAATCCAACTAGCAGGTCAACAGGCAGTCCTATGATCCAAACATAAGCGCCAGCGGCTCTCAGGGCTGAGACTATCTGGTCTTGGTTTGCATCAACTCGGGCGGCGTATCTCATTTTTTATCCTGTTCATTCTTTGGCGTAAGTCTTCGGCGGCAGGCTTACCCCTCTTTTTTGCAATGTCATCAAAGGTTTCATCCCACCAGACTTTGGCATTGCCAAACCCCTGCGTTTGCTTTTTGATCTGGAAACGATTGATCCATTCCCTTGCTTCCATTTCCTTCATAGTCTCCCGTAAGCTCGAGCGCTCTGAGGATGACAAACGAGCTAAATTGTTGACCTTCTCTGGCTCGATCAAGGATTGCTGTTGCTTCATGGTGGGTCATGCCTTTCTCCTCAATTGAGCCAGCTTCTCCAAAATCTCAGGTGATGGTGGCACTGCTTTTTTTGCATCAGCCTTAATTTTCTCAAGCGCTGGATCAGGCTCATTCTTTGATGGAACTGTGAACCTGACAATGTCAGCAGGGTTGCGCTTGGGTGCGTGAGTGCTTCTGACCCAGTTACGCCATGTTGCATCCCAGTCCAGCTTTACGCCCTTCTGACCTGCTTGGGATGTCCAGTAATCTTTGAACTGGTCAAAGGTTTGTGCAGGGTGAAGGTCTGGTCTTTGGCTGACACAAAACTCGATCCAATCTTTTGACAAAACAAAATCTTGAGCAAGGCGTGAGCCGCGCTTGTTCTTATCTATTAGTTTATTAGTTAATAGTTCTTGGTTTATAGTTGCCTTAGCGATGGGTTCCGAGTCGGTTACCGTTAGGTTACCCACTGGGTTCTTTTTCCTACCACCAAGGCGACCATTGGCTCTGTTTTTCTCAGCCATTGCATGGTACTGGTCAATGACTTCATGGCAACGAGCATGAAACCATCCATCCTCATGCTCTTCAAACATGTCATTCAACACAGATAAAACCACTACGGCATCCATGCGGATTCGTCTGGCAACCCACTGGGTATCCGTTGGGATTTTAGCTTCGGTGTCGTAGTACATGTCCAAGAGTCGGCGATAAGCCAAGTCTTCTTCGTTGGACAAATGCGCAGTGGCGGCTCGATAGTCGCCTATGCTGAACTGGTAATAGTGCATAAAATTTCCGCTTTTTAAACCACCCTTTGAAGGAATTGCCAGCAGGAGAAGGGTTAACTCTTTTCAGTGCGCTCATGACTTCGCACCTAGCTGGGTTCCATATTATTCTAAAACCAATCAGGACGCAACACCCTTAACTGCCACACCCTACCCTCGGGTATCCGCTTCCATTGGCAGACAGCTCCTCGAGTGATGGACAAGATGCGTGCAAGCTCACTCAGTGAGCCTGCCAACATGATTGCTTTTTCTTTAGTCATGCCGCATTCTAGTACAGTTAGCTAAACAAATATATTTTATTTAATTAGGGAAAACACCTAGCAAATAGTGTTTAGATAGCTATACAATCACGACATGCCCTAGCGATTTGCAAGGGGTCTTTTAAGGAAATCAAATGTCAAACTTTTCATATGCCCGTAGAGCACCACTTAATGTTTTGATTGTTTCTGTTAACTTTAATTTAGTTGAAGTTGGCGGCAAAGGTTTAAACACCTTGCGCGAAGATTTTTTCGACAACGCAGTCAACATCACAAACAACAGCCGCATTTCCACTCCAATTGTTTCCCCTTACGACATCGCGTTGTCAGGCGGCGAACCTTACGCTAATTGGAATTAAATCATGGCAACTTTCCAAGAACGCAAACAAGACTTTTGGGAGTGGCACAAAGCCAACCCAAAGGTCTGGGAATACTTTGAAAGGTTCTCTCTTGAGGTGGTTAACAAAGGACACCAGAAGGTCAGTCACTGGCTGATCATCAACCGCATCAGGTGGGAGGTCTACCTTGAGACAACAGGCGAAGACTTCAAGATCAGCAACGACTACATCGCTTTTTATGCCCGCCTGTGGCGTGCTCGTCATCCAGAGCACAAAGACTTATTCACCATTAAACGCATGATAGGGGAACCCAATGAAAACTAAGCGCATCACTATGCCAGTCTCTGAGGAAATCGAGCACATCAGGGAAAGGCTCACCCATGACACTGGAGTCAAGATGACCTACAACCAGACGATCAGTTTCCTGATCCATTTTTATATTACCCAGAATTTGCCAAAGATTTCCCTAATCCCTGCCGAACCCAAAACACAATGGAGAACATTAACAAAATGACTACTACAACTATTGAAGCCGCACTTAAAAAATCTTATGTCGATGGATACCTCAGCGGCTTAAACGCAACCTACAAAGAAGACATTAAAAACGCGCCTGTTGCATGGGCACATCACGCAACTTT